ATTTGATTAAGTATTATAGGCCTCATGTATACACCTAGTATCATGGCCAAACTATACTTGAAGATTAAAGTGGATGGAAAATGGGTGTGGAAACCTGCTGGAACTCCATTTGAAACATACACCAATAAGAAACTCTGCACGTGCAGGAGTTGTTCCCAATGATGATTAAGCTGTTTGAAGAAAAATATAGTTCAAACGATCTATATTTTTCTAATTGTATCCGTTGTGGATACTCATATTGTGGGTGCTGGCGTTGAAAGCAACTTGCCCGCATCGCAATCGCAAGACTAGAATTTGTCGACATAAGTCTTGTAGAAAGTTACAGGATTCCCATCCTGATAACTCCAGGCGCACCGTCTTAGTCAATTATCACATGAGTAAATGTGTAATGTGCGACAAGCCTATTGGCACTGCAAGTTTTCAGATAATTTGTTCTGAAGCTTGTTTCCATGATTACTATTGTTATCTGTTCGGATCTAGTTCGATAACTACTATCGCAATGTCAGATGATGGCGCTTCCATTATCTATCCGATTTACTAAAAAAGTTACACATCTTGTGTCACATGTTTTTAGACCCTCACCTCCGGTGGAGGTTTAGAAGATGAGAATCCGGTGTACATGTATACTGCGATTGTCAGCCTTCGTGGGGTAGGGGCGAGCAACTTGTTTGCGTGGTGAAATTTATAGACCCCGTTCTATACCCTGTGCTTTATGGCCAAACGCAAGTTCAACCAAAAAGCCCGAGCACTGCAACCTGCAGTAATGAAATTACGATATGCTTTGCAGACTCCAGAAGGTGCGAACTCTAGTTCGACACATTACATATCGCTTACTAGAGATATTTCAAGACTTAATAGGCGATTTTATCGACAAGGATTGAACCTGGCAATTGCCAATGTAAAAGTGACCACACTACCTGCAGCTGCTGGTGTTAGTGGATCACAATGTTACGTCAATGCGATACCGCACACTTGGTCGGTAGCTAATGCATGGATGAAGGCGTTTTCCTATTGGAGAAAACAACAAGATGATGCTCTTGAGAATTCCGATTCAGAAGAAACAGCTGCGAGATTTAGGGATTTCAAAATCTCAATGGAAGATGGTCACACTGTCGGCTCAACTGAGAACCCAGTAAACTTGGGACCTGGTCGATTGATCGGACCATTTTTACCTGGCATCAAATTTTCGAATGATTTGCAATCATCACCTGATTGGCAAAGCTCTGAGATAGTAATTCCTAACGATGGTGCACCTGGTGTGACCGGACAATATAACTTGCATATGGTCGGCGCAGACACCGGAGCCTCGAAGGGAATGATACAAGGATACTGCGATTCTCGTGCAGTTCCTCAATCACCTGATCCTGTCGGACCTAATGTTTCTGCATCATGGATGCAAGAAATGTTCGACGTTGGCAATGACAACTTACAGGTTACAAATAATGCGCAGAATCGTAATGACGATTTGCCATACGATCAAGATGACTATCCTGGCGGCGATGCTAACTTTGTGCAGCTTGAATGCCAAGGATATAATCTCAACCAATCAACTGTCGGATTGAACACCTTCAATACCGGCCCATTTACCGCACCTTGCGGATTACTGCGAATTGATGTCAATGATGTCATATCGTCAGTTTCTAGTGGCGCTGGTTCTTTCACCATCGTTACGGTGGAACTTGTTCCTGGTAACCACCGAGGATATCTGGCAGAGACCATGGAGGAGTTCTGAATGAGTCTTGCTCTAGATACTGTCGCTTCTGGCGTAAAGGTTGCAACTGCAATGGACCATTTGAAGAATAATCGAATAGAGTATTTATTGGTCCTAATATTGTCTCACTTCCTAGGACTTACTGACAAAGTCATTACGTTCGGATCAGGTGTGTGTGCATAATGGCTTACAATTATGGAAAGTCTTTCAAGAAAGACGGTAAGCTTGTTCGGTATAGATATACTGACAAGAAAAAGGAAACTAAGAAATTAGTTCCTGCAACCAAACCACGTGCTTCACGTGTAAAGAAATCTAAGAGCTGATTAAATGGTATGTGACCATTGCAACGGAACTGACGTTGGGGAATTTTACCTTGAAGATCTAAACCTAACACATTGCATCTGTGCATGTGGAAAGGAGTGGGTCCAATGAAGTATCCTTCACATGGACACTTGATAGTCGACGACTGGAGACAATTGACAACGTTAACCGAGGTTAACATGAAAATACCTTTGACAAAAGCGGTTGAGGAAACTGTGAAACAGATCCGTTCCCCTGGAGAATCAAAGTTGATTCCAACCATGGCTGGCTTTGCTACAGTAGCTGCAGTTTATGCGGCTGTTCCAGTCTTGGTAGCTGCAGACGGCCCTCTCCCATTTGGTGATGTAATTGCCGTTGGACTTCTGGCTATTCCAGATGCAGCGTTATTCGGTTTCGGATATGCATTATTTGATTAAGTATTATAGGCCTCATGTATACACCTAGTATCATGGCCAAACTATACTTGAAGATTAAAGTGGATGG